TGCGAGCCCTGCTGTATCTCCTGCTCCTGTCTGCCCTGACCCTTTCGATGATTCTCGTTTCCGGCTGCTCTACGATGCCGGTTCCACCGCCCAGTCTGCAAAAGCCGGTGACCTGCCTCCTGCCGGTCCCTGATACCCTCGCGCTCCTGCCCCCCGGCTTCGAAGCCTACAGCCTACCCGACAAAGCCGTCTCCCTCCTCGATCTCCACACCCAAGACGGCGCCACTTACGCGACCGCCGTGACCCAACTCCACGACTGCCAGAACTTCATCCGGGGGTTGCCATGAAATTCATCAGCTACGCCCTGTTCGCGCTGCTCACCGCCTGCGCCGCCCAGCCACCTGTGCCCGAGAAGCCCAAGGCTCTCCTGTTCATCGTCGTCACCACCTGCGACCCCCAAGACCTGCTCTATGCGATTGCGACCGACAGCAGCGGCCGCTCCGCCGTGGTCGGGGCCGACGAATCCCCGCCGCCTGACGTGACCGCCTATCTGCTCTGGGCTCACGGCACCGCCGCCAGCAAATACCGCCTCATCGTGGGGGAGTGCGCGGACTTATGAAGCGCCCGACGCGGGTCAAAGTCGGCGCACACACCTACACCATCCACTACATCCAGCCCAAGACCTCCCACGTCGCGGCATGCTACTGCGCGGCCAAACGCATCGAGGTAAACACCGACTTGCGCGGAAGGTTTCTGGCGGAGACCCTCATCCACGAGACCATGCACGCGATCTGGTACGAGTGGGGCATCCGCAACAGCGAGATGTCGGCCTCGGCCTACGCGGTCGGGCTCACGACCGAGGAATGCGCCGTCAACGGGCTCTGTAACGGCCTCGCCGCGGTCCTGCGCGACAACCCTGCGTTCCGCAAGTTCGTCATCGGAGGGCTGAAATGACCCGTCATCTCGTCATCCCCGACACCCAAGTAGGCCCCGACACACCCCAAGAACACTTCGACTGGATAGGCCGCGCCATCCTCGAATACCGCCCCGACACCATCATCCACCTGGGTGATCACTGGGACATGGGCTCGCTATCAAGCTATGCCGGCCGGCCCGAGCTCGAGAACCGCCGCTACCAGGCCGATGTGGAATCCGGTAACGAGGCCATGCAGCGGCTCCTGACGCCCCTACGGGCCTACAACAAACGCAAGCGCTACCGCCCCCGCAAAGTGTTCCTGTTCGGCAACCACGAGGACCGCGTAGACCGCGCCATCAACGAGAACCCCATCTGGGAGCGAGCCATCGGGTATCAGGACCTGAACCTGGAGGGATGGGAGACGTTCCCGTTCAAACAACCTGTCGAGATAGACGGCATCCTCTATTGCCACTACTTCTACAGCGTCAACTCCGGCCGCGCCTACGGCGGCACGACCCACAACAAGCTCAAGAACATCGGCCTCAGCTTCACCATGGGCCATCAGCAAGGGCTGGACTACGCCATGCGCCAACTCCCCAACGGTAGGCGCCAATACGGCCTCGTCGCCGGCACCTGTTACCTGCACGACGAGGACTATCGAGGCCCACAGGCTAACGGCGAGTGGCGGGGCATCATCGTCAAGAACGACGTAAAAGCCGGTGAGTACGACATCATGCCGTTGAGTCTGAAATACCTGAAGGAGCGGTTCGGATGATCTATGCCGCAGCCTTTTCCGCAAGCCTCGTCTATGTATTTCTTCGCGCCTTCCAGCAACAGACCGTCATCCAAGGCCGGTACTGGCTTGTAGCGCCTGTCTCTATGGCCATGGGGTGGTGCGATGTTTACTTGATTTTTCACATCGCCAAGACTGGCGGCTGGATTTGGCTGGCGACCGGCACTGGTGGCGCAATCGGCTGCATGACGGCCATGTATTTGCATAGGAGATTCATAGATGGCAGAAAGCGTACTGCTAGAAGCTCAGAGGCTAGTGCATGGAGATCGGGGTGCTGACTACGGCCATCCCCTGGACGACTTCTCCCGCACAGCCAAATTATGGAGCGCCATCCTCGGGCAAGATGTGACGCCCGAACAAGTCGGGCTCTGTATGTGTGCAGTCAAACTCAGTCGACAATGCAATAAACCCAAGCGCGATAATCTCGTGGACCTCGCAGGCTATGCGGAGACCGTCAACATGGTGATCGAGGAAACTACTCGCCGAAAATAGTGTGCCCAAAAGTGTGCCGCGTTTACCTATCTGCTGACTCACTATCAAGCACTTACGCGCACCTACCCCCTAGTAACTCCGCGGCCTACAGCCAGACTCTCAGGCTACGAACCAGGTGGTCGGGAGTTCGAATCTCTCCGGGCGCGCCATAAAATCAACGAGTTACGCGGTTTTCGTCTTCCCGCGTTTTGTGAGTGTGCCGGAAAGTGTGCGCAGGTTGGGCAGGTTTTTGGTGTAGGGCGCCAGGTGTTCCGGGGCCAAGTGCGCATACCGACGCACCATCTCGAAGCTGTGCCAACCCCCCATCTCCTGCAGGACATGGAGGGGAGTTCCGTTCTGGACATGCCACGACGCCCAGGTGTGTCTGAGGTCGTGCCAGCGGAACTCGCGGATGCCGGCGCGCTTCAAGGCTTTTCGCCAGGCCGCGGTGTTGCACTTCGTCACCGGGTGCCCTTCGAACAGGAACACGTAGCCCTTCCGGTGCGGCCGGCCCTTCAAGACGGTCGTCGCACCTTGAGATAGCGCGACCCCGAGAGGCTTTTTGCTCTTGTGCTGATCGCCGTGGACTGTGAGCACACCCCGCTTCAAGTCCACATCGGCCCATTTCAGGCGGCAGACGTTCTTTTCCCGCAACCCCGTCTCAAGCGAGAACCGCGCCATATCGCGAAGGTGCTGGGGAAGTTCGGCGAGGAGCCTTTCCGCTTCCCCCGTCGTGAGCCAGCGTATGCGCCGGGTCGGCTCCGGGAGCATGGCCACAGGCGGCGCTTTGTCGAGCCAGCCCCATTCGTCGCGCGCGGCTCTCAGGACAGCGCGCAGGACTTCGAGGCGGCGGTTGATGGTGGCGTTGCTGACGCCAACGGATGCGGTTTTGAGCCCGGCGACGGTCTCGCGGGCAATGGCGAGGAGGGGAATCTTGGGGTCAATCTGCTGCAACAGCCAGCGCAGGTGCAGTTTCTGATCAGCAATGCTCTTGAGATGCGCCTTCTCGGTGAGCCAGCGTTCCACCGCGTGATGGAACTGATACGCGGGGCGGTCGCCTAGCTTGACCTGGCGCCAGAGCGTGGCCTTGAGCGTGTCTTCGTATTCCTGCGCGAGCCGCTTGTCTGCGGTCTTAGTAGAGCGGCGCACTGCGGCCCCATCGGGGGCGGTGAAACGGACCCACCAATAGCGGGATCGTTGGCGGCGGTAGAGCATGCGTTAGGGTACTTCGCCCTGAGCCACGCCAGCAAGTCGGCCTCGATGAACACCCAGCCCTTGCTCGGCTTCGCGCCGGGGAGGATGCCTTTGCGCGCTTTGAGCCTGACGGTCTGCGGGTGCATCTTGAGAAGATCCGCGGCCTCGGCGAGGTTGAGTGTATGGATCACTTCCCCTCTCCTAGCGCGGCACGGGCTTTGCAGTTAGGACACTCGCATGGTTCATCGCACGCATAGTTAGCAAATGGTTTTAGGCACGATTCTAGGAGCGCCACCCTTCTCTCCAGGGACTCTACGGAGGAGAGGTGGTCGGTATACTTGACCCATTCGCCGTTGTCTCGCTTTACACACATCGCCCGAGACCAAGCCATACCTTCGGCCTGAGTATTCACAGAATAATCCATGATTGGCTCATATCTCTGTATCATCACTTCTCTCCCCTGATACGCTTGAGCAGGGCGCGGGCTTCTTCCTCATCACGCTCCAGCCCACAGGTACAGGTCACGCCGTCTATTTGTCCTTCGGCCTGCAAGCCGCACTGAGGCGTATGTTCAAGTTCATACCGCAGCATCCGTTCCAATAGCGCGGCCATGTCGGATACCTGAGCTTCAAGCATTTTGCTGCGTGAGCCTCTTGGTTTATAAGGAGGCTTACATTCGGGATAATCTCCCGGTTTCCCGCAACGTTCGCAGATTTCCACTTTCATACCACCGCCCACGCCCTTACCTTCACGGCTATGCCGACCCCACTTGAGATTTAATTCGCGTTTCATTCTGGAGCCTGTTCCACGCGCGGGTATTGGGCACGGTATGCAGCACGCATCAACCGCAAACGGCGTGTAGCTTCCCTCATGGATATTTGTTTAGAAATCAGGTATTCGGTGGAGGATACAATCGAGGCGGCTTGGAAGCGAACCGCTGTCGGGTTCCCATAGCGAAGCTGCCACTCAAGGGCGCCCTCGTCTTTAAGGTCCGGCGCTGGCACGAACATCTTGGCTCCATCGCCAACATCTACAACTAAGGTGAAGTCACTCACGTTTCTCTCCCTGCTCACTCTGTTGGTGCTTGCGGATGATTTCGGCTATTACATTACACCACCAATCAAGCGATTTATCTCCGCTGATATGGCCTGCCTCAGCTAAACGTAAGGCTATTTCTGCCGCAACCTCTGTCGCATCTACCCCCTGGGATTGGGGGGAGCGTATCCAGTTATGAGGCGAGGACCCCACGAAGGTTTCTTGGAGCTCGCCAAGCCGCACGTCGCCTCCGTTCCGTCCCTCGGCTCCGTGCTCGGCCAGCGAATCAGCGCATATGCTCATCAGCGTTCTCCTTTTCTACAGCGAGAATTGAAAGCCCTAATATTTCAGGCACGCGAGGCACAACGGCATTACCTAATGCTTTAACTCTGTCCATCCTGCCGGGTAATCCATCATCCACTCCAAGAAGCGCGGGTTCACCGGGCCAAGCAGCGCATTCCGTCCATGGGATTGAAGACCCGAGCGGCGATTCGCTGTCGGTGTTGGAAGGGTTCCAGCGTGGCGTGTTTGATACCCGCGCAAGACTGTCAATAAATCGCCCCTGCCGCCCCTGTCCGCATCCGTTGCTCTTGGCGTGGGCAATAATCCACAGGCGGTCCCTCTCGTGAGGCGCGCCAACGGCGGCAGCGGGAATACAATGCCACTCTGCATCGTAGCCGAGCGCATCGAGTGCCCCGAGGATCGTATCCAATCCCCTAGAGCGAAGGGCGCTAACATTTTCAATGAGCGCGTATTTCGGTTTGATTTCTCCGATAAGGCGTGCATATTCGTGCCAGAGGCCGCTTCTTTTTCCTTCGAGTCCAGCGCCCTGTCCTGCGAGGCTAATGTCCTGACATGGGAATCCTCCGCAGATAACATCCGCTCTGATTCCATCTGCAACAAGTCCTGCTGCGGTGAGGGTTCGCACATCTTCATAGCAAGGCACCTCCGGCCAGTGTTTTTTAAGTACCGCTCGGCAGTACGATTCAATCTCGCAGAAAGCCACGGTCTCAAAGCCACCAGTGCGTTCTAGCCCTAAGCTGAACCCGCCGATGCCGCTGAACAAATCCAAAACTTTAAGCACTTCTTTTCCTCAATTCGCTGGCCGAAGAATTGGCTCGGCTATATAACTGCCCGACGCTGCGGCGCTCCGCAAAGCCTGCGCGACCTCGCTGGGGGTCGTCAGGCATCCATGCCTTCCTCCGCAGCATGGGCAATATGAATACAATACTGTGCCTCCGCAGCGGTCCTCACATGAAGGACACACTACCAGCTCTCCCTGGGCTTCCGAGAGGAGGGATTGGAGGGCTTGCTCAAGTTCATCAGCGCATTCATCGTAAATTTCCTCGCCAGGAATACTATGGGGATAGCTGTCACCCGCTTTCCATCGCCACTTCGCTATCAGGGCTGTTAATACTTCCCGATGGGTCATGGCTCGTCCGTCCTCTCGTGCAGCTGCATCCGCAGGCTCGCGTTCTCGGTGCGCAGATCCCGCACTTCATCACGCAGTTTGTCGTTCTCGACGCTCAGCAGTTCGATGTGCCGCGCGAGTTCGTAGTTGCGCTTCTCGGCGGCATGGAGCGTGGTCTCAAGCTCCTGGATGCGGGCCAGCGAGCGGAGATTGGTGTCGAGGGTGTCGTGGGCGGCGCTCATGGCTAATACGGTCCGCGATTGGTGATGAAGGGGATGTCATCGTCAAGCGGCTCGGATGTCTCGCCGCCGCCACCCGATGCCGGTGCCGCCGTCTCGTCCTTCGGCCGGCTATCCAGCATCTGCATCTTGTCGGCGATGACCTTGGTGCTGTAGTGGGTCTGCCCGTTCTTTTCGTACTTGTCGGTCCTGAGCTTGCCCTGGATATAGACCTGTGAGCCTTTCTTCAGGTACTGCGCGCATATCTCGGCGAGCTTGCCGAAGGCGGTTATGTTGTGCCATTCGGTCCTTTCCTTTTTCTCGCCAGAAGTTTTGTCCTTCCAGGACTCCGATGTGGCGAGGCTGAAATTGGCGACGGGATCGCCCGAGGGCATGTATTTAACTTCCGGGTCTTTGCCGAGACGGCCGACGAGGACTACCAAATTGATGCCACTCATGCTGCTATCTCCAACAGGTTGATTTCAGTTCCGAGCACCAGCCTCAGACTGGCCTCGTCTCGCGTGTGAACGACGACAGACACGCCGGATTTGAGCCGGCGCACGGCCTTAATCTGGCCGCTGATTCCCGGTCCGGGATGCACTTGCCGATGCGCGGCGCTGCGGCACTTGTTGCCGCAATACTTGGCTTCGCGTTTGGGCTTGAACTCGGCGTGGCAGTGGGCGCAGATCATGCGGCCGCCTTCAACGGACGTCGCAGGGCTTGCAGGGACTCGACTTCGGCATCCACTTCGGCGAGGAACGCGAGCGCGGATTTCTCGAAAGCCGCCATGTCAACGTCCTTGCGCCACACGCGCACGAGGAACAACTGCAATTCCGTGGGCAGCCGGTCATCGAAGCTGGCGAGGTCGCACCAATCCGCGCCGTCCACGAGCATCCCCAGCATGGCTTGGGGCAGGTACTCGGGCGGGAACACGCCGGCCTTGAGATAGCCGATATGGGTCGTGGACTTTGGGCACTTCACTTCGACGTTGCCGCGGAACTTCCCCACATGCGCGTCCAGGGACGCCCCGATCATGAGGCCGTTGTGCTGCAGGAATCCCGTGCGCTTGGTGATGACGCCGGCCTCGGCCTCGTAGGCTGCCAAGGCCGCTGATTCGAGGTCGATGCCGCGCTGCATGTCCTTACTGACGGAGCCGTTCTCGGTCGGAAGCCCCGTCAGCCGCTCGATGGCTAGCTGCATGCGGTAATCGCGTCGGGCCGCGGCTTCGCCGGTCTTGATCTTGGCGAGCATGTCGGCAGCGCGAGAGCCCGTCAGGCGCCCACACCGGGCCTGATGCCATTCCGGCGAACGCTGGGGCGCCGTGATGACGGTGAAGTTCACTGGACTTCCGCCGCCTTGGCCTTGATGCGCTCCCATTCACCGGCCGTCGTGGCCGTGAGATAGGCCCGATATTCCTTCTGCCCGGGTTGGTCGCTGGCCCACATCTTGTCCAGGGCCTCCCCGCCATTGTCGGCACAGGCTTCGAGGTTGGCGAGCCATTCGTCGTAGCCATCGGGTTTGGGTGGAAGGGGTTTGGCTTGCGCGCCCCCATCCGTACCGAACGCTTGCTCCACAGTGGTGTCGCCATCTTTGATAGCGGTAGCAATACCCTTGAGCGTGACCAGATGTTCGAGGCCGATGTCTTCGATGCCGGGGACCGCCAAGGTCTTGCAGATCGCGGCTTCGGTAGCGCCAAACTTCTGCAGATAGGCCATGGCATCTGCGCGACGTGTGGCAAGTGTCTTGCTGTCGCCCATGATGACGCGCCGGGCCGCGTCGTACATGTCGCTCCAGAACGCCTTGGGGACGCCTTTGAGGATGGCGTTGCGCAGAGCGATGCTGCAAGCAGCATTGGCGGTGACACCGATCATGTCGGGTTTGAAACGGTTGCCGTGCTTATCCACAATGCGGCGTTTGACTTCGTAGCTGATATGTACGTTGCGTTCCATGTCATGGAACGCACCTTGGGCGATGACGAAATCACGATCTTCTCCGACGACCCTGGCCCCGGCCCGGCAATTGCCCCATGCGCTGGCGATGATCTCTGCAAACCTGGCGCTCGGCCCCTCTATGGTTTTGCCGTCCCGCGGGAGCGCGTAGATGCATTCCTCCGCAATGCGCTCCGTGAGCGTAACCATGTCCATGCACTCGCTGCGGAAATGCTTGATGCTCCGCGGGAATGCGCGAGCGGTGGCCACTTGTTGGTCAATCTCAGCGCGGCTGATGGTTGCCAGGGCTCCGTTTCCGGCGACGGAGGATAGTTCACGTTCTTCGACTTGAGCATTCATGCAGCTTTCCTTTCGGTTTGATCCAGTACATCACTCGTCCTCGCCCAGCCCAGCACATTCCCGACGCGGGTGCGCACCCACCAGTGACCGTTGCGAATCTCGATGTCGGTGGCGATGACCCCGGCAGCTAGGAGCCGATCCCACACCGCGAGCTTCGTGCTGATGCGCGCAGCCATATCGGGAGGCGTCGTCGGTGCATGCTTGAAGTCGCGCATGAAGCAGTTCACGCGACTTCCTCGAACTCGCCTTTGGAGTTCAGCGTGTACCAGGTGTCGGGCTTCACGTCCTTGCCAGCGATTCCGGCGCGGATGTGGACGAGGTTGAAACTGTCGTCGCGATAGACGCAGACGATGGCGGACCCCGCCGTGGCTTTGGCCTTCGACTGGTAGCCCGTGGCGATGGCGACAGCGTTCTTGTTGACATCGGGATCGCCCTCGATGCTCGCCGCGCTGCAGTCGCCGGTATTGCTCGCCGCGCTGCAGTCGCCGGTATTGCTCGCCGCGCTCTGGTAGCCGGTATTGCTCGCCGCGCTGTAGTCGCCGGTATTGCTCGCCGCGCTCTGGTAGCCGGTATTGGTAACGGTCGTCCTCTCACCGCTCTTGCGCTTCTTGTTCTTGGCATGGGCGAGAATGAACTTGATGCTCTCGGCGATGAGGTCTGGAAGTTTCAACTCAGCCTTTATGGTGAGCTCGGCACTGGCGATCTTGGAATCACCGCCCTTCTCGCGATCAATGGCGCCCGAGACTTCGACGAGCGCGAACCGAGAATCTGCTGGTGGGTAATAACCCAACACGTCCAGTGGGTACTCGCAGGAGTGCAGCCCCGACGCGCAGCGTTGGACGGGCCCTTCGTGCTTGTAGTGCTTGCCGACCTCGTACTGGTGGCCACGGCACTTGAAATCCTTGTCGAACCCCTTGAAGGCGATGAGGGGCTTCTGCTCCTTGACGCGCCTCTTGGTCATGACTCACTCCCCACATACGCCGCGATGGCGGCTACGGTGTCTTCGGGCAGCAGGGATTCGATGTCATCACCGTTCACTTCGAGGCGCATGTCCTCGACAGTGGAGCGGCCAGTGATTTCGGACTTCGCGCGGGTGCCGTGCACGTCGACCGTCAGCCACGCCTGCGAGCAGTTCACGGGGAACGCGTCCTTGGGGAGAGGAGCGCCCTGCAGAGCGGGGGAGAACAGCACCAGGAGTTCGACTTGGGCGAGAGGCTGGGGAATGCCGATTGTCAGGCGGCTGAGTTTCAGCTGTGGGGCGCTCACGAACGGCCCTCCGCTTTGGCGATGGCGTCGTCTACTTGCTCGATGTAGGAAGTAGCGGCACTAAGGCGGTTATCCGCTTCCGGGCCGTTTCCGACCGAAGCCACAAGACGAGCGGCGTCCGCGTCAACGATGTCACGCACCGCCTTGAGCGCTTCCAGCAGCTCCGGCGCGGCGGCGATGAGGGCGGCATTGGCTTGACGCTCTGCCAACAATTCATCGGTTCCGCTATATCCGGGAAAGCAGAGAGCAACGGTTGCGACGTGCTGCCCGTCTTTGCCGGAGATGTCTACATGAGGGATATACTTGTGCATGCCAGTGCTGTATTCAACGGCAGTAAACGGTCCCGGTGTGTGCTTGCTCGTTTCCATGTCTGCTTCCTCAATCCGGTGGGCTTGAGGAAACAGTGTAAGTACACTTACCTGAGATGTCAATAGGGCTTACCCAATAAAGTAGCCCTACCTACGGGCCCTTATCTGGTGGGGGTTAGAACAGGTCTAAGACGCGGGTGGCGTAATAGCGGAGGGCGCTGACGCGCTTCTCGGTCAAGGCTTCAGTGGTATCGCCGCAGTCTCCATCCTGACAGTAAACGGAGCGTATGAAATCCTTGTCGGTGCAGGTCCAATTCTTAGCATCCAGGACCGAGCAGCCCTCGAGAGTTCCGGTATCGCCGTCCGAGTAGTTCACGACTACCGTTTGCCGCTCGGGATAGATGGCATACGTTATGACGTGCTCATGATGCCAGGTTCCTTTGCATTCGCCGTCACCGATGATGGTGCCCGAGCACTTGAGCACATAATCATGACGGACAGGATAGGGGCTACCCACGAAGAAACACCAGGCTAGAAAAGCACCCAACAGGAAGGCGACGACCTCGTCGTTCATACGATGTCCATGAACATCTGCACCACGACTCCGGTGATCGTGGCGCGCTCGTCGATCTTCATCATCCCGTAATCGGGATTGATGGCCCGAAGATACCGCCGGCCAGCATCGAGCATCAGCAGCTTGAACGTGGCTTCCTTGCTGTCCTCGAGCCTGACGATGACGGGGCTGCCATGGACGGGGGATTTATCGGGGTCGACGATGATGATGCAGCCCGGCGGAAATGTGGGCTGCATGCTGTCGCCGACGACGCGCAGAGCATAGGCCCGA